CTTAGTTAAAAGCAGAAAGGAGATTCAGTATGAATCAACCAAAGAAGGTACTCCGGCGGGCCAGTAAGGACAAAATCGACGGAAAGAACTTCCGAATTATCAATTACCAAACGCAGTACCCCTGGCTCAAAGAGGCGTGTCCATTGTCTCCAGATACAGCGCTACAACATGTTGCTCGGTTTTTGAATGGCTTGGTTGAGCCCAACCCACGTGTGTTGAAAACTCACTTTTACGGTGAGGATACACCATTCGACCAGATATTGGCAAGGTGGGATAAGACAGCTCTTCCTATTCGTAAAAAGATGGGACAGGAGTTTGTAGATGACTACGAGGCCTTTAGGAAGAAGGCAGGCCCTAGAAGCGCAATGCACGCTTGGGCTGACGTGCAGGAAGTATATACTGGGTATTTTCATCCAGTTCAGTGTGACGCGCAACAAGAGAAGATTGACAGGGCAGCCGATTTTATCTTGAAGTACACTGGTTTAGCGTCTTATGTTCACCGCTTAAGACCACTGAGCATTGACAAAGCCATTGAGCGACTCCCTAAAACTACAAACTGGGGGATGCCATTCTACGTGCACGGTAGAGTTTATGACTTCGAAAGCAAAATAGTGGACGGTACGAAGGTTCTGACTGGCAAAGTGACAGTCAAAGAGGATCATATACCGATGTACAAATCGCTCGCTGTAGCGATGAGTAACGATACAAATCATCCCGGATGGTCAGTCCCCAATCTACCTTTTCGTAGAACGGATAATAAAGGACCAGAGATCGAGGACGTATCGCAGAGGGCAGTGTGGGGTCAACCTCATGCCGTATCGATATTAGACGCAACAATTGTAGGCCCGATTACGCAGTTAGTGCAGCGCATAAAGGCTAAAGGTTTTTACTCTCTCATAAACGAGGAAGAGCTTACTTTAAGGATACACTCTATGCTCAGGGAAGCTGAAAGTAGAGGGCACATCGACGTTGGATTGGATAAGGATAAGTGGGACCATCACGTAAGCCGAAAATGGATCTACACTGCATTCAACCGCGTGGGAATGTTGTTTCAGGAAGAAGCATTGCCGAGCTATTTTGATAACTTGATTCGTTATTTCATTAGCTCAAATATGGTGACCCCCGATGGGCTATTATCAGGAAGGGAAGACAACGTTTCATCTGGTAGTGGATTCACGCTTTGGATAAACGGGTTCATACACTTGATAGTGTTGGCATACGTATACTTCGAATTAAACGGTACTTTCGAAGGTTTCAATGCGGAGGCAAAAGGAGATGATGCGGTCATCGATTTAGCCGAAGATCAGGTTGAGAAATTTGTAGAAATCACCAACAAGCAAACTGGCATGATCAACAGCCTAAGTAAACAATGGGTTGTTCCAAAAACGACTTCTTTCGCCAAAAAGGTGTACAGATTGGACATACCTGCTGGCGTACCACCAAGTTCTAGAACTGTTAACTCCATGATCTTTCCTGATCAAGGCGTCTCACCTGATGTGTGGACGGGCTACTGGGAATCATCTCGTATGATCTCACAATGCAGTAACTACTGGGGAACCCCTGAGTTCGAAGCTCTGGTAAATTTTACTATTAAAGGAGATAAGTATGGCTTAGGCACAACTACTGATGTTGGAGTAGACGAAATTCTACGACGAGCAGGCGGTCCAGAGATTCTGAATCGTCTTCAAGGTAACGAATCCTTTGCGCACATCAAGGGGATTAATTGGGACGACGCGGTAGGCGACCCAACCCTCAATTATTTGCGGAGACTTGAGTCAGT